ATGGAAGGTCAAGTGCTCTTTGGAGTGCGTGGAGACGCAATTTATCAAGATCCTAAAGAAAGGGCTAGTCTTATGGAAGCGACAAATATTTATAGTATGGTAATAGAAGGTTTGCCTAAAGATTGGTTGCCTATGGCAACCCCTAGAGCTATGATTTCTCCTATGATAGCGGATCTTCAATTCCGTTATGATCGTGAGAGGATGGCTCCTTTTATTTCTTATATGGATCGTGATATTGTTTGCCCAAATAATCACCTTGTTTTGGGCACTTTTAAGAAAGATGTTGGTGTGCCTTCTTTGCTTGTTCTTTGTTTGAGAAGGTTGTCTTCTTATAATTTGGCTTACGGTGGTACTGTTGAGTATCCTTATGTTTCTAATGCTTGTTTTAATCCTCTTTTGGGTTTGACAGATAAATTATCACGCTTGCCAAAGAATTATGTGTCTTTTCTTCCTGATTTTAATTTTAATGATGTTCATCGTGCTCTTAATTTTTATTATTCTTATTGTGTTAAAGTTCAAAAATTTAAATTTGAGTTTAAGCCTTCTGATTTGGATAAATTTAAATATAATGTTGCTAAGTGTGGTTTTAGGGATTGGCCTGAGATGCCTGATTTTCAGCTTGATCCTTATACTAAGGTTAAATTTACTACTAAACCCAATAAGAAGCAATCGCAGGCTCTTCTAATTAAAGAAATGTTAAAATCCTACTTTCTTGCGATGGATGAAGTCCAGGCAGGAGTTGTTCCTTTTGAGAAACATCTTAAAGCTTTTATAACTACATTATCTATAAAGGAACAGAATATTTCTGCAATTGATTTGGGTAATTTACAAGATACGGCAGTTTCTGATATGTTTCATAAATCTCGTTTGTTCTTTCTTTCAAATGATTCGATGCTCCATAAATTTTTCCAGACTAGAGTGAAAGGAGAACGAACGTATTTTCCAGAGTGTACTGATATTTATGGTAAACGAGCAGCTAAAAATATGACTGTTAACATCTCAATTGGATTTACTTGGACTAGAGGAGGCGCATTTCTTCTTCATAATGCATTGCATGGTGAGCGAATGGATAAATATGAGCGAGTTTCATTTCCTGGAGATTCTAAAGATAATGTTTGTTGTACTTATAAGTTTGTTTCTTCTGGTGATATGTTAGTTGCCTCTGGTGATATTAAGTCTTTGGATACATCTATTACTGCTATTCCTCTTGTTCTTTATTTGATGTTTGCTCAGATTTGGGTTCAGCGTAATGATGAAGATCCTCATTATCGTACTTTTCAATATATTCTTGAGTCTTGTGCAGAGCAGCTTGCTGGAAAAACTGTTCGTTGGCTAAAAGATTTTGTTTTGTTGATTGGAGTTATGCCTAGTGGTTCTTTGGAGACTTCTCATGGAGACAGTTGGATAGTCGGTATAGTTTATTGGCTTTCTTATGTCTTTAATGTTATGGCTAAGGTACAACCTAAAATTCGTAAAGTTATTTGGACTTATTTAAGTCGTAGGTTGATTGCTTTAGCTGTTTATGGAGATGATTTTCTTAAAATTTATCCTAAAAATCTCCGTAATTTTATTAACATTGAAGGTTTTGTTCAATATTTGTGGGTCTGTCATGGAATAAGAATGAAGAATTCTGAAGAGTTTACTTGTATGTTGACGTATATGACAGTTCGTAATAATGAAGTTCTAAATTATGTTCATACTGGTCCGACCTATCTTAAACGTCATTTTATTGATTCCTCTAATTTCAACCTTGAACTTCATCAACCAAAAATTTCTAAGATAGTTTCATGGCGTCCTTTACCGCAGTATTTTTGGAGAGCTGGTGTTCCTAGGGATCGTAATGCTCCTATTTATATCAATCTTGCTCGTTTGATTGGTTTGGCATATGATACGTTAGGCATTGATCCTGTTGCTTATAATTATATTAGACTTATTTATAAATGGTCTTTTGAACAAAGTGCAAAGATTGTTGGCCCTGATTATCTTCTTCGTAATATTCCAGTGTGGCTTCAAGAAGATGTTAAGTATTTACGAAAGATTAATTTTCAGATAACTCATTCTAATTTTCCGACAAGAGAAGAATTATTGAGTCTGAATATTCTTGATCGTGCCTATCATTTGCCTAAAAATGTTGGAACTTGGCAGGATCATTTGACGGATGAGACTTGGTGGTAGTCTCATGATGTCTAGTGGCGTGGATTAGACCTGCACTAAAAAAAAAAAGAAAAAAAAACACGCGTCCCC